CACCCGCGAACATATCGGCGCGCATGGACATATGACCTTTCCACGTTTGAGGATAAATACGTATATACCGCGCTCGCACGGGTTTACTAAAAGTGGTCGTGACCTTGGTGTTACGATCCGAATTTCCTGGGAAGGTTTTACCATCTACGTCCCACCAAGAACCACCCTCGTCCTTGTACTTGACCTTGAACGATTTGACCCATTGATCCGAATTTTTCCTTCCCTGTGTAATCACACCAGAAATACTTCCAAGTTTACCGTTATCCAGTTGGATCCAGTGACCTACACTATTAGCGGAAGAACACCATCCACCCGCCGAATCGATCATACTATTGCCACAAGTCTCAAGTTTGTAATTCAAACCACGACTTTTCCAGACTCCAGATGCGCTACGCATACTATCGGGGGTGGTGAGAGGTGTGGGTACCGGTTCTGAAGGAGGGGGTGGAGGCTGTTCTGGGGGGAGACCCGCCTCCTCAACTTCTTCCTTCTCGACCGTCTCCTCGGGTTGTTCGGCTGGAGTTGCCACTTCTTCTTCCTCTTTTTTCTTATTCATGGCGAAGGCGGCGCTTACACTGGAACTGAGACAGAGCACAGCGGCTCCCACTGCTATAGCCATGTTTGTTACTTTAATTAAAGAAAAAAATCATCTTTATACTAATGAATATATGTGATGTCTGCTGTGAGAAATTCAACAAGATAAATCACAAAAAAGTTGAGTGTCCATATTGTGATTTGAAAATTTGTAGGTCGTGTAGTCAAAAGTATATTCTTTCGTCGCATCAAGATCCACATTGCATGGGTTGTAAGACAGCATGGAATCGTGAGTTTGTAGATTCATTTTGTACCAAATATTTCAGAAATACCGAGTTACGTCGTCACCGTGAAAATGTTCTCTTCGAACGCGAAAGGGCTCTCATGCCCGAAACACAACCCGAGGTCGAACGAATCATCAACATGCGAAGACTTCGTAGTTTACTTCACCACCAAAGAGAAAGACTCATAGAATTACACAACAGACAACGAACGAACGAGTATACACCCGAGATACGCGAACTTCACCGAGATATGGAAAACACGTATCGATACTTACAAGAGATGAGGACAAATCATCATTACGATACGGATCAACAACGGATATTTGTTCGCCAGTGTCCGAGCGAAAGTTGTAAAGGATTTCTATCTACCGAGTGGTACTGCGGACTCTGTAGTATGTACTATTGTAAAGAGTGTAACGAGTCGTTGTCCGAAGGTCACGAATGTGACCCTGAGACGGTCGAAACCATGAAACTATTGAACAAAGATAGTAAATCGTGTCCCAAATGTGGAACTGTGATTCATAAGACAGATGGGTGTGCACAGATGTGGTGTATAAACTGCCACACCGCGTTTAATTTCAATACGGGTGAAATCGATACGGGTCGTGTACATAACCCCCACTTTATAGAGTTCAAGAAGAAGAAACTCGACTCACGGGAACATGGTGATATTCCATGTGGGGGTACACCCTCGTTCCGAGAACTTCGTGAAAAGGGTGCAACCAACGTCATCTTACAGTACGCACTCGTCATTTTACAGATGGAACGTGAACTCATATTCATGGATGATAGGCCCGTGAATAACCTCAATTTTCGAATAGCTTACATGTTAAACGATGTGACGGAAGAGTACTTCAAAACCTTCCTTCAGCGCCAAGAAAAATTTAGGGACAAAATCAAGGACATTTCATACATCTACGAGATGGTGGCAAACACGGGTGGTGACTTACTCCGACAATATCTCATTCACCCGGATAGACATGATGAACTCGTCGATATTTTGTGTAAGCTCACACAGTACACGAACGATGTTTTCGCTACTATACGAAAAAGATACAACTCGGCCGTTCCCAGAAATATTAATATGTGAGTCTACAGTAGGATGATACGGATTTTGTTCCTCATCATAATTTTAGTGTATCTGTTACCTTCGTATCCCAAACCTGTCGTCATAGAAGATTTCGTGACGGAAGAGGAACGCGCACACATCATAAGCAAAGCGGAGAGTAAGTTACAGGTATCGACGGTTGATAAAGACAAGCGAGTCGATGAAAAGACGCGTAAGAGCGAAACTGCGTGGTTAAGTACGAAAGATCCCGTCGTTCGAAGTGTCGTAGAGCGATGTGTTGAACACATAGATAGACCTATCGAAAACTGTGAACACCTTCAGGTGCTTCGGTACAAAGCCGGTGGTCATTACATACCCCACCAAGACGCCTTCTTCGATGAAAAGAACGTACGATTATACACGTTCATCTTAGCACTCAACGATGAGTACGAAGGTGGGGAGACGGTATTTCCAAATTTGGAAGAAAAGTATAAACTCAAAGCGGGTGATGCTCTTTTCTTCAACACACTCGACAATTACGGGTTGGATACGTCCAAAGCTTTACACGGTGGGGAACCTGTAAAGGATGGTGAGAAATGGATATGTAATTTATGGGTCCATAAATACCGATACGATTTATGAGCAATATATTCTCAACTTTAATATAGATGAGTCGGTATCTGGATCTACCTACATACGATTTTCTTAAAATGACACCAGAAGAAAAGCGTATACTATTAAAAGACTTTAATCAACCTGTAGTGATACGTGGATTGTATCAATCTAAAGCTGTACGGATGAATTTAGAAAACGTTACTGATATGTTCGGTGATTCAGTGTTACCCGTAGAATTTTATGACACACCGGAAACTCGAACGTGTGATGCAGACACGGGAACTGCTACAATGAAAGGACTTTTCGAGCATTGGAAAACTGATAAGTCTCCAATTTTATATTGCGCCGAAGTTGATTTATTTGAACAAAATATATCCGAAACAGTACTAGATACACTCAAAAATCCAAATACAGAACCCAGACAAGTCCAAGCTCTAATGCTATATTTGGGTAAAAATTGGGGAAGTGATCTACACATGCATATTACCTCCGATTTCATTTTAAACCAGGTGTTTGGTAGTAAAACGATATACATATTCAACAATTACGACAATCCAAATATCAATAAACATAGTTCATTTGACATGAAAAACTTCAACACTTCCAAAGAAGATTTTTTTAAACTGGATCACGATCAAATGAAAATTTATAAGGTTACATTACAACCGGGTGACAGCTTATTAATACCCCCTTGGTATTGGCATGCAACACGTGGTCATGGTATAAATATGTCTATTACACAAGTATACCTTAGAAAGAGTGCATCGTATTTACTGACCAATCCAAATATTATCATAGACTATTTGATTGCTTACCCAGAATTTATATGTGTACCTATCTTGTTGGTTGTACTTATTCTTGCATTTCGCCGCGCTCGATGAGTTTCTTACGGTTCGCCATGTGAAGGTCTTGGACGAGTGCCTTGTTTTCAGCACCATAGGGTACCGCGTAGCCCTCGTCGCATAGCCACTTGTTCACATTGGTCCAGATACCATCCTCGCACACCCAAACCTCGGCGAGAACGCGACCAAACTTACCCCTCGAATCCGCCTCCGGGCATCTGAGTTCGATTTCGATATCATCCTTCTCAGATGCGACCGCCTTCATACACCACTCCTTCAGCTTCTTCTTGGAGAGAAGACCAAACTTCTTCTCTTCCTTATCGGAGGTGCGAGACTCGGGGGTATCGATACCCAGGAGTCGGACCCTTTGCTTCGTACAGACATCGAAACCGAGGTCGATAGCTACATCAATAGTGTCACCATCGACCACCTTCTCGAGAGCGGAAACGCGATACTTGAAGTTACAGGGTTCGACGTTATAGGACATGCTATATCCTTTCATCGACTTAAAACTTTAATACCCTCGTATAATAAATGAGGTGCGTCGCGTATTCCTCGAACGACTCGTATAAATATCGGTTAGCGAAAACACGTGAAAATGTTCTCAACGATTTGTACGAGAGAAAAGCCGTGGAACAAAAACCAAAACACGCGGACAATTTGAGGCTTCGTCTACGCTTCAAAGAAGCGATACAAGAAGCTCAGGAAATCTGTGAGTTGAACAAAGACTCTTCGGAGTGTCACTTTGCGTGGTATGAAGTGGATGAACTCGAAGATGCCATGTCTAGATACTATCCAGATCAAAAGTGATTAAAGGTGGCTCATCCTCATACCCATAGAAGCGTATTGTTATTCCTAGAATTTTTCTCATTTTTTGATTGAGTTCCACATTTATGAGTCGTTTCCATGTATTCAGTGTAGAGTCGAAATATTCGAGACCATCTTCACTAAATACCATTTCACGTAATTTGGGTTCTTGTCTAAAATCGTTCATGATTCGATTCACACCAGCGGGGAGTGGAAGATTGTTCCTCTCAACGGCATCGAGTATATCAATCACGTAGTACCCGTGTGCATCACATATGATATTCGTTTGCATGTTCGGAAAGCACGTGATAAACGCTTCAAAGTCTTGATTACTCGGAAGTGTTACAAAAACAGAGTCCTTATCATAGTCTACCTTGTTAGGTGTAATCGCACACGGGTGGGTATGATACGAAACGAGAGCTGGCCAAACGAGTTCGACTGTTTTTAATTTTACCTGATCTCTATCTCTCGAAGTTACAAAACTAGGTTTACTAAACACGGCTACATTCTTTACGACTTTACAGTCTACGTTACCTGCGTATTCCCACTTCTTCTTACACGACAAGTCACTTATGTGTTTAAGGTCCTGTACAACCTTACGTGGCAACTTGACGCGTTTCCGGTTGAACATGACTGGGTGGATGATACACACACTCATCCTATATTCATGATCACATTTTTATCCAACAACGTAATCGTACCGAGTTCGTTCCAGGTGTAGTACCTAACGGATATACCAAATTGTCTACGCATAATCGGGTCTACATATTTATTAATGGCACGCTTCCATCTTTCCGGTGTAGTGGTGAAATATACGAGCGAACTCCAATCGACTCGTACTCTTTGAAATTCGCGACCTCCCATGAGCTCATTAAAAACTCGAACCACGTCATTAGGGTTTGGTTTATCCATGTTCGTCTCGAGAAGATCTACGACGTAGTACCCTTGATTCTCTAAAATGAGATTCGCCTGAACAGCTGGATAATTAGCTATATACGCTCTGAAGTCGGGTTCACTCGGATACGTGAAAAGAGGTGTTTCATTTTCGGGTACCGGGTGGGTATGGTACACGATGTATTGAGTCAACTCTTCTTGTGTGGGAGTCACGGAAGCTAATTGTTGATTTGTTCTCGCCGTAGGTTGATTAAACTTGACATAGTTGCGTGTATTACTCACGGTGAAAGGAATACTACCCACGTATTCGACTCTTTGAGTCCACGTACGTGTATAAATTTCTTTGAGTCTATCAATCAAAAGTCTACTCAAACGCACGGATACGTATCGATTATTCGCATTCGTGATCGTACCTAGATTATAACGATCTCGACCCACGTTCAGTCTCTTGAAACTGTTCGCCAATTGGTTCAGGGTTCGATTAACACCCCGTCTTCGTTGCTCAAGAACCCTGCGTCTATTGGCAGTTTGTCTACGAACGGTCTCAGCTCTGGACATCTTAAGATATATAGAGAAAATTTACATGAAATTATAAATGAAGATACGCATAGAGGATATGATGAAAGAGATATACGCTGAACTGGGGCCGGGGTACAGTGAAAGAGTATATCACAACGCTATCGAGGTACGGTTACGAGAGCTAAAAGCCAAGTACGAATCGGAACGTATCATTCCAATTTATTATCGAGGTCATGTCATAGGTAATTTACGCGCCGATATCATTATTGACGGTCGAATTGTTCTCGAATTTAAGACCATCAAAACACTCACGGATGGGGCGGAGTTGCAGGCGCATAATTATCTTCGGTTGACTGGGTTGAGGAAGGCGTATCTGGTGAATTTTCCTCCTCATCCTGGACGGGAGGTTGAGGTTCGAAAGATCGAGCTAGGACCATCAGAGGAAGAACGCGAGACAGAGTTTGATAAAATTCTTGCGCATCATCAAAGTGCGTCTTCGGATCGAGGACTGCCCCGGTTAACAATTCCTGAGCCAGCTTTAGATGATGCTTAGCCTGTTCGAGACAGTACTTCACGTGTGGGTCTGTGTGT